GGAAATATTCATATTGCCTCTGGTTGGGATATGGAACTCTTTTCATGGAGACATCAATACCGAACAGCGGGAAAAATATCGAATCCATCAAATATTTACGATTATGCAATTGATAATATTTTCATAGAGGCCGAAGCTCAGAATATAGAGATTACAGTTCCTGCTGGTTATCTCCATGCAACAATACAAAAGGAAATAGACTTAAAGAGTTGTACAGAAGATATTAGATTGCAGTCGGTTGCTAAGGACATTAATCTAAAGGCAAAACTTAATGTTTTAGTTGAAGCAACAGATGAGGATATTGATCTTACTCACTATGAGATCGACCATAACGGGTCAAGAACAAATTATGTAAAAGGTGACAATTACGATATTCGGTTACACGATGATTATATGTATGTTAAGGGTAAAGTGGTTCATACATTTGATGATGAAGTAATGATTCGGTATAATGATCGTGCAGATATCTCAGCGGCATGGAAATTGCAATTATGGTCAGGTGGTGATTTAGATATTCATTCAAAACGCAATATCAACATGAAGGCTGATGGTGATATTAATATGCAGGCAGATGGTCATATTAATATCGGTGGAACAACATTAACACACGCCGTAGCTGATACAACTATGGCTGGTTCTAGAGTTGCAAAGGAATTTTCTAAAGTTAAGATTAAAACAGGTCATTTCGTTGTAGAGGCAATTGGTGATATTGATTTACCTAGAGAGTATGCTATTAATCTACAAGGTAATGAAGGACCCATTGGAATTAAAACTCTACATGATAATGATGCAGGAAATATTCATATAGCGTCTGGTTGGGATATGGAACTCTTTTCATGGAGACATCAATATCGTACGGCGGGAAAAATATCGAATCCATCAAATATTTACGATTATGCAATTGATAATATTTTCATAGAGGCCGAAGCTGCTAATATTGAGATTACAGTTCCAGCTGGTTATCTCCATGCAACAGTAATGAAAGAAATAGACCTAAAGAGTTGTACCGAAGATATTAGATTGCAGTCGGTTGCTAAGGACATTAATCTAAAGGCAAAACTTAATGTTTTAGTTGAAGCAACAGATGAGGATATTGATCTTACTGCTGCTCTGAATATAAATGGAAAGGCTGGTGTGGATATTACTCTAGATGCTGCTGATGATCTTATGGTTTATGCAGGCGATGAGATTAGAATGAGATCGGTTGGTGATATGCTACTTTCTTCCATAGATAATATTAAAATTGATGCCGAAGATAATCTGCATCTTAAAGCTGATTTAGATGTTTATATAGAAGCAGTAGGACAAAGTGTTAATATTCTTGCTGGTGAGATGGTAAAAATTACTGGAACAGATTATGTTGATATTCTTGCGTCAATTATTAACCTTGAGGCGGCGGCTATTAATCTGAATGGATCTTCAGTGGCGGCAACGGCAGCTTCTAATGCTTTCGGTCCTGCGGTACAGACCCCCACATTACCAGATGATGCATTATCTTCTATAGAAAGTGATAAGGCTTTTATTCTAGATACTTTGGAATTGTTGTCTATTGACTTACCGAATCCAAGACCAGCAGTAGGTACATCTATAAGTCAGTTGGCTCTTAATGAGATGAAACCGGATGTGGGATTTGGTGGTGAGAATATTCGTAATCTACATGATGGTATTGCAGATATGGAAAAGGGTTTAAGTGCTTATGTAACAAAAAAATATCCTGCAACAGATGAAATGAAAGTATATGAGATGGATCAAAGTGAAGCATATTGGACAGGTATGCATCAGTCTGTTGTGCAAGATCCTTGGAATGGAGAAACAGGAGAACCGTTTGTTGTTCCGTCACTTGGGCCTGAAAGAGCTATACGATATGCTCCAGTAGTACCACCATGTTAAGGAGAAATTATGCCAGAAATTCATAGACACGGAGATAGTAGGGCTTGTGGAGCTACTACAGTAGTAACAGGACAAAGTACTGTTTATGCTGATGGTAAATTGGTTGCTGTTGATGGAGATGCTAATACTGATGGTAATGGTAATTTGGTTGCAGCTTCTAATAATGTTTATATTGGTGGTAAAAGAGTAGTAATAAATGGAAACTCTGCGGGCCCGGATGGTTTATGCATACCTATTGGAGCAGCTCATTGTGCTCCTAATGCCTCATCTGGATCATCAACAGTTTCCGTTGGAAGTTAATTTTATATAAAGGAGAAAAAAGATGTTAAGTTTGTTAATTGAAAAAATAAAAGATAGAGATTTAAGTCTAGGTATGATACTCATTATTATTGCAGTATTGGTATGGATAATTCCAGTTAAGCTGGTATTGTCAATTTTAGGAATTTATGGTTTGATACAAATCTTCTGGAAGAAGGAAGAGAAAGTAGAGGAAATACATCAACACCATCACCATCATAATAATGGTCAAAAAAAGAAAGTGACAAGGAAGAAGAATGGCTAAAAAAATATATCTCGCAACTTCTAGACAAGACGCCGTAAAAAAGAGAACTTCTATTGGAGATTCTGTAAGATCACGTCCTAAGAATAAAAACAAAAAACGAAACTGGAAGAAGTATAAAGGTCAAGGCAAATAGATAAATATTACATATGCCAGCAACACAATACACAGGATTTACAGACGCTGAATCTGTAAACAATAGTAAACAAAGTACCTTCATTTATAAGGACTTAAATTTATACTTTACTCGCAATCCGGTTACGAGCGATGTATCTATGGTTACGGACGTGCAAGATATCAAACGTGCCGTCCGTAATATAGTATTACTTAATCCTGGAGAAAAACCATTTCATCCAGAGATTGGTACTGGTGTAAGAGGTGCATTATTTGAGAATTTTACTCCTCCAATTTTACAAGCAATGCGAGACAGAATTGAAGCTGTAATCAGACGTTACGAACCTAGGGTCACAGTTCGATCAGTAGATTTTGGCGATCCCGATTCTCAAAGAATGGACAATAACGAATTACGATGTCAAATAACATTTGCCATCAATAATGTTCCACAGGACACACATCAAGTGGATCTAATGCTACAGAGAGTACGATAATGGCCGCAGGAATTAATACAAAAGGTAAGATGAATATTACCGAATTAGACTTTGACCAAATCAAGTCTAATATGAAAACATATCTAAAAGGTCAGTCACAATTTACTGATTATGACTTTGAAGGTTCGGGAATCAATATTCTACTAGATACACTAGCTTACAATACACACTATAATGCTTTCTTGGCTAATATGTTGGCCAATGAAATGTTTTTAGACACTGCTCAAAAACGCAATTCGGTAGCTTCTCATGCAAAGGCATTAGGCTATACTCCAGTATCTATTAAAGCACCGACGGCTTATGTGAAAGTACAAGTTAATAATGCATCGACTGCTAATATTACGATGCCGGAAGGTTATAGTTTTATTACTTCAATTCGAGGCGTAACTTACCAATTTGTAAATATTACAGAAAGAATTATTCAACCTTCTAGTGGCATTTATGTTTTTGGCGCAACCAGTGGTATTCCTGTATATGAAGGTACATGGACCACAACAAGATTTACGACCGATTTGAGTGATGCAGATCAGAAATATATTATACCTAATGCTGGTGTAGATATTTCAACTCTTAAAGTACAGGTGCAGACTAGTGTAGGAGATACAACTACAGCAACGTATACTGCAGCGACTTCACTTGTTGACATTACAGCTACAACTCAAGCATATTTTATACAAGAGACTGTTGATGGTGAATGGGAAGTTTATTTTGGTGATGGTGTTGTTGGTAAATCTTTGATAGATGGTAATATTGTAATACTCAAATATGTTATAACTAACGGCACTAACGCCAATGGTGCAGTTTCTTTTACTGCTGATGCTGGTATCTCAGGTTTTGCTGATATTACTACTACAACTATGACAGCTGCGGCTGGTGGTGCTAATGCGGAAACCATAGAGTCGATGAAGTATAATGCTCCATTTAGTTATGCGGCACAAAATAGAACAGTAACAGCAAAAGACTATGCGGCTATTATACCAACCATATATCCTAATGTAGAATCTATTGCAGTATGGGGTGGTGAGTATAATAATCCTGCGGTATATGGTAAAGTTTATATTAGTATTCGTCCTAAGGCAGGTAACACTTTAACTCAATCAACAAAAACTTCTATTGTTGATTCTTTAGAAGATTATAATATTGCATCTGTTACACCAGTTATACTTGACCCAGAGACTACTAAAATCGTTCCTACGGTCAATTTTAAGTATAACAATACATTGACAGACAAGACAAAGGAAAGCCTTGCAGCGCTCATTACAACCGCAATCACGACATGGTCCGATGATAACCTAGAGAAACACGAAGCGATCTTTAGATATTCAAAGTTCACTACTATGATTGATGAGGTAGACCCGTCTATATTGTCAAACATTACCAGAATTAAGATGAGTAAAACATTTTTACCGACAACAGGCGTTGCAACAAAGTATACTATTCTTTTTGAAAATGCTCTTTATAATCCACATAGTGGCCATGCTGCATCAACAGCGGGCACAACTGCCGGTGGTATTTTATCGTCTACTGGTTTTAAATATTCTGATGATACTGTAAATGTTTATTATTATGAAGATGATGGTGCTGGTAATATAAATGCTTATTATGTTTCTGGTACATCTAAAGTATATAAATCTGGTGCCGTAGGAACTATAACCTATGTAACAACCGGAACAGTTACAGGTGGAACTTTAGTATTAACTAAAGAAGATATTGCTTCTGTAGAAAACTATGATGGTACGACACAAACTTATATTAGACTTACAGTACAACCAAGTTCTAATGATCTTGTCCCCGTAAGAAATCAAGTACTAGAAATTGATACTTATAATATGTCAATCACTGGAGCTGCTGATACTGTAGCTGCCGGTGCATCTGATGGAGGAACACAATACTCCACAAGTAGTTCTTATAATTAAAAATGGCAACAAT